TGGCATGGCTCTTATCCCTAGTGTATTTTCTGCTTCAACTGCTGAAAATCCAAGACTAAATACTAATAGTGTTTCTCTTATTGCTGTCACAGCAGATGAAGTCAAAGACAAATATAGAGAAGCAACAACCGGAGTAACAGTACCGGAGAAAAAAATATTAGTAGGATAAAATTACATGGCGAAATTAAGCCGCAAAGGAGATAAGAACACTACAGGTGGTAAAATTCTCAAAGGCTCAGAAACTGTCTTTGCAGAGGGCAAACCTGTAGGTCTTCATGTTAGTGAAATTTCTCCACACGATCCAAAACCAAATAAAAAACCTCACAAAGCCGCAAAAACAACTGAAGGTAGTCCCACAGTTTTTTGTGAAGGTAAACCTGTACTCAGAGTAGGTTCCGGAAACGATTGTAAACATAAAATCGTAGAAGGAGCAGAAACGGTATTTGTTCCGTAGGGTAACATATGGCAGACACAGGTAAACAAAGTCCTTTAGGTCAAAACGTATTAGGTGGCCTTTTACAAAACAGATGTCTTAGGATCAATCCTAATGCCCAATTCTTTATGGGTATCAGTAGATCAAATTCAGAGTATATATTCGGTACACTTGTTCAGAATACTGTGCTTAGAATGCTTGTGTGGTCTATTAATGATGCTTATCTAAGAGGGGTAGTGGGAAGTAGCACATATAATAATCTTATTTCAATTAGTGGAAATGGCAGTTGCTACGCATTAGGAAATTCAAAACCTCCTACATATATTGCAGAAGATTCCTCAGAATCATGGGCAGGAAAAACATCAGGATCATCGGACTGTAAAGCAGTCGAATATGCTGAATCTTTAGGTATAACAGGTGCATTACCTGGACCCGCAAACGCAGGATATTCTGTAACAGGCGTGACAGATTATGGGCAACAAGCCACATGGTTACCTTACGACATGTCAAACCCAAATAATAGTATTACTCAATGGGGTTGGATTAGATGTCATGCTTTACAGGCACATAATGAATTTAATTGGCATGCTCAACCTGGCAGAGAAGGCCAAGCATCACCTAGATATGAAGATTTTTTAGGTTCGTTTAACGAAGCATACAGTTTTGCTCAATACAATAATAGAACAATATCTACATCACAAAATGCTGAAACGTTTTTACAAGGTTCTTTCAGTAATATGGATGATCTAATTACTGGAGATGTTACGGGTATATCTTTATATACACAAGGTCTTGCAGATGATTTACAATGTTTGCAAAAAATATTTGATTTTAAACGATTAGATCGTTTTGGATTCCCCTCAACATTATTACAGCAATTATATGAACATGGTGGACTAACAACAGATTTAAATTTAGCCTTAGGAGCCGCCGGTCTTCAGGAAAGAGAAATTAGAAGTTTATCCAAAGCAAACGATCATGGTACTGCGGAACAAGAACGAAAAATATATACGGCATTTTTATCTATTGCTGGAAAAAACTTACAAGTCTGTTTATCAGCATTAACAAACAATGCATTTCTTTTAAATTATCGTTGTGATCCAAATAACGTAGGTGGAGGCACCGGAGCCACAACAATACGTACATTAGCAGATATGTTAAACCCTTGGTATCTATTTTATAATTGTAGAGAATCTCTTACGGTACCTCTGTACAATACATCGTATAATCAAATCAGAATTACCGGTTCAAAAACATATTATTTAATTTACCCTGATCCAAATAATCGGGGAGCTCCAAACCCGGCACTTGATTCTACAGCAGTAAGAAATGTTGTAGGTACATTATTTACTAAAGGAAAACCGGGTCCATTTGAAGAAACTAGAATTGACTCAACACCTAGTAATGTTCTTCCTAAAGGATATGATTCATATTTAGGAAAACAAAATGAAGTTATACCTGAAGCCATAGCAATAGCCGCCGGTGCAGTAAGATATGCTTTTTTACAAATCAGTAATATTGAGCAGATTACTCCTGGTGAATTGGGTAACTGTCTTCAAAATTTAGAATTAATGTCAGACGATACTGGACAACCAAGTACTCCGGCAACAAGTCAGTCAAATTTACAAAAACCAGTAGATGTTAGTTTAGTAAATGAAATACAAGAGCAAATGGGTTTAGGATCTAATGTGGGCGGTAATTACAGAATGGACGACTTTTTTGGCAATATGTCAGGTAATCCATATAATTGGCGTCAGTTGTATAGTTATCTAGCAGGAGATAATGAAATACAAAACGTTACTGCTTCTGCACGATCTTCAGATTTAGCAGCCATTTATCAACAATTGTTTTTAGCAGTATCGTGGGAAGCAATGGCAATGTCTTTAAAATTAGAATACACTTGTACAAGAACTACAGATGCAGTAGCAAATGTTGTTAATCCGGATTATCAACCAGATCCCGCAGAACCAGATTATAATCCTTATCGGTTTATTCTTGCACCAGAAACTGATCCTCCCTCATATACACATAATCAATGGCAACCTTCATTGTGGTCCGCGGGGTATAGAATTAAACCAAGTCAAGGAGAATATACTTTATTAACCAATGACGGTGGCGGATATGGTAGGGGCGGTGCTCCGGATCCAGCAGTTACTATTGACTACACAACATTTAATAGTGATGGTTCAAGTATCGAAGTATCAAGTATAGGTAGAAATGATGCACAAACAGGTAGCAACGGTGCTGGAACGTTTGGAAGAGTTCAAGGCGTCGAAGTTAGTGGCGGCGAAGCAGTATATTTTGCTACAAATATCCCAACTGCGGATTGGGAATCCCCGGATCCATACGCACCAATACCGGCACCGAATGATCCTCCACCGGGTTTTGAAGACCCAGGTGGTGTTTTTCCTAATTACCAAGATGCGAATCCGGGATACGGCGCACCAGTTGCTAATACAGATGTAATTGCAGAGCCTGAATATCCCCCAATAGGCACTTATAGTTGGAGACCTGCAACAGGAGGAACAAATTCACCTTATCAATCTAGTTATAGTTATAACTCTGTTACTCAATATTATATTAATGCGGCTAACAGTGAAATTTCTCAAATTTCTAATCAGTCTTCGGCTGATATAAATCAAGTAAATCTGATTTGGGAAATCATGGGAAAACAAATGAAGGTAGAACAACGCAGTAGATATAATGGATTGGGAAGAGTAGAAATTCCTAGAGATCCCTTTACATATTCTAATCAAGACCTAGTATCATTTGTAGATAGCATGCCTGATTATTCTGACTATAGAACAGGTCTTCAAGGTAGGGTTACTATAGAATTAATTATAGATAGAGCATGTGATGTTGGGCAAAACATCATGGCTCAAATGAGACAAGAAAGAAATGAAAAAACTCTTGCAAATTGCGGCATACCATTAAACAATAACATTCCAGATAGAACTCCCGCTTCAACGATACGAACACTAGTAACAAACGGAACAGTGCCCGGCGCATTAGAAGGAATTGTTATCGGCGATACTCAATGGGTCAACCCGGGCTGGCCTCAAATTGATTTACCCGGTGGAGTCGTAACTACTGCTCCAGGAGTTGTAGATAACGGAGTTTTCTTAACTCCTATATCAGGGACAGGCCCCGGAGACTTTACTCCTTTAACCACCGATGTAGAATATCCAGTTATAGGACCAGTTATATCTGTTGGTCCTCCTGATACAGTTGTCAGTGGACCTAACGATCCCAATGAAGGCCAGCCAACAACAAATACACCAGGTGGCGGAGATGCCGGCGGAGGAACTAACTCAGGTGGAGGAACTCCGTCAGGTCCAAACACTCCATTTGTTCCCCCGCAATCAGTTCAAAGTGCAATCGATAAAGTTATTCATTGTAACTGTGATTGTTGGGACTTGCTCGGCTAAAACTTTTTCTACCTACCCCTTGATTCGCATTAAATATTAGTATACAATATACTAAAGGAAACATATGAGTTATTATTTTACGAGTGAAAGTGTCTCAGAAGGACACCCAGATAAAGTTGCGGATGCAATCAGTGATGCAATACTTGATTCATTTATGCAACACAGAGACCCTAGTTTACGATGTGCGTGTGAAACTCTAGTAACTACAAATAAAGTAGTAGTTGCAGGAGAATATA